GACGATAATCGTGTCGCGATCGACCTTTGCCCACAGCACCGGATTGGAAATGTCGAGCCGGCGCCGGAACGCCATGTCCGGAGCCAGGTCGCCGTTTGCATCGTAGGGCGTCATGTTGACGCGGCCGCCGCCATAATCGGCGACGACCGAGCCGACGATTTCAAAGTCGGTGAAGAAGATCAGCCGGCCGAACGCCAGCAGCACGATTTTCGGCCAGCCGGCAGCGTCCGAAAATGCCGGCAGCGCCCACAGCGAGGAAGGGACCGTCGAAAGGCTCGTCGGGAAGGCGCGGGTGACAGTGACGGTCGCGATCGTCCCGCCGCCGCTCACCGCCGTGATCGTGCCGATGCCGAACCTGTCATATTGATAGGTCCACGCGACGCCGTAGGGACCCTTGCCGTTAATATCCATGCCGATGCCGGTGCCGTCATATTCGGTGCCGCTCGTATGCGTCGGCTGCACCGTGCCCGTCCGTCCGGATGAGGCGGCGAGATAGACCCGGCCTTCCGACCGCGCGGTGCTCGTCCCGGCAACGACACCGTCGATCCCGGTTTCCCACGCGCGGATGTCGGAAAAATCCTTCGCCTCGACCTGCACCGGCGAGCCGATCATGCCGGCCGTGAAGATCGGCGCGCTGGCGGTGATGGTCGCCACCCCGCCGACCGTCAGCGCGCCCGTCACCGTCACCGTGATTGCCGGATCGCTATTGCCGTCCGAGAACGGCCCGCCGACGAGCTGCAGCGTCCCATAGGTGAACGTCGTCGCCGACGTGCGCAGCAGATAGGCCGGCGGGTGCGCGCGGTGCGTCAGGTAGAGCCGGTCATAGCTCTGCTGGTAGACGATGTCCGGCGCCTCGGCCGCGGTGTAGGGAACGACGACTTCATAGGCCACGCCGCTCGCGGGGGCGGTTTCGAGCAGCCCGCCGTTGGTGAAGAAGCGCACCTTGCCGGCGCCCCATTCGATCACATAGGCCTGCGTCCTCGAAAAGATGAATTCGGACAGCCAGAGCGATGCCGCCATCGCCGGCCAGATATAGCGAAAGCCCGGCCGCTTGATCGCCGGGCCCTCGATCGTCGGCACGAAATTGAACATTTCCGCGGTGCTGATGCCGTACAGGCCCTGATCGACGCGGCCTTCCATGCGGCGGCTCAATTCGCCGCCATTGTAGCTCGTCTGCATCTGCGCGAGCGTCATGTGTTGGGGACCGTCGGCCAGGCGCCGCCGACGCGCGCCGTTATCCAGTCATCCTCATAGGTGACGACCGGCGGATTCTCGACCGCGTCGATGCCGAGCGCGCTGCTGATCGCCGCCCTGTAGCCGGACCAGCAATCGGACTTGCGCGCGCGATCGCCGGTGATCCGCTCGGCAATCTGATAGGCGAGCAAATGCGCGAAGGCCTTGACGAAGCTGGCATCCCAGCGGCCCGTCTCGGGCGTGTCGGCGACATAGCGGATGTAGATCGGGCCGAGCGAATGGCCGAGAATCCGGCCGCGCTCGATGCTGTAGCTATCGCGAAGGTCGGGCGGGTACATGACCTCGACGAGCCGCAGGAAGTCGGTCGGCAGCGGGAAACCGTAGCTATAGGGATGCAGCTCGCCCGCGGTCAGGCCAACCTCGGCGCCCAGCTCGGCCCGCAGGATCGCGAAGTTCCACTCGCCGGCGCGCAGCGCGTCCTGGCGAACGACATCCCACACCGAGCGGATCGACCGCGCGGCATGGGTGTCGTCGTCGGGATCGGTGAGCTGATCGTCCTCGCCGAGCAGCGAAAGCGCCTGATTGGATATGGTGACACGGTCGACCACGGCACGCCTCCGCGGTCAGGATGGAAGCCATTTGTTCTTGTGGATGTAGGCCTCGAGCACCTGCAGCATGTTCCGCACGTCGCTCTTGGAAAGGTCGGTCGTGTCGATATTCAGCTCGATCGCGTCCGAGCCGGCGATCGGCGTGCCGGCCGATGCAACGACTTGGTCCGCGCGCTGGCCCTGCTTGAGCGTCAATTTGACCGTCGCCATCGCGTTTCTCCTTCGCAAAATTTGGCCGGCGGGATTCGGAGGCCCCGCCGGCCGTGCGCCCAAGAGTCAGGCGCAGGTCTTGAATCGCAACTCGACAACCAGCGTCCCTGCGCCCGGCAGCGCCGCGGCCGCAGTTGTGATCCAGACATCCTCGGGCGCGGTGAGCGGCGCCTGTGCCTTGCCACTCGCCTTCGCCGCGACAACCGGCACGTCCGGCGTCGTCACCGCCGCCGCCGCCGCATATTTGGCCGGCGACGAATTGCTGCCGACCTGCAGCGTCGCGGTGCCGGTCGTGGCGCTCGTCGTCAGCTCGACGCCCTCGAAGATTGCGCCGATCGGCAAGGTGCCGATGAACAGCCGGCTTCCCGCCGCCTGGCCGGCATAGGTGAAGATTTCCGTATGACTGCGCCGCTTGCTGCTGGCGTAGCCCGGCGCCGGCATCTGCTGCGGCGTCGTGCCCGACTTGGCGGCGGCGAAGGTGGAACCATAAAAATCTGCCATTTTGAATCTCCTGAGCGGAACGGGGACGAAGGGCAGGCGATCGAGCCCGCCCGTCGCCGATCAGCTCCGCTTGTTGAGAACGTAGCCGACCTTGCCGTTGTCGGTTCGCGTCGCGCCGCCGCACCAGCTCGCATAGACCTGCTTGCTGTAATGCTTCTGCGGGAGCGCGGTGATGTCGGTGAACAGCTCCCACCACGTCGATTTGACCATCCCCGACTTCTTCCAGAACGGAGTGCGCCGGTTGCCGGTGCCGGCATCGACGAGGTTCGCATTCCAGAACAGCGGGTTTTCCGTCTCGGCCTCGACGAAGGTAAAGCCGAACAGCCGGCGAAGCTGGCCTTCGCGAAGCTCGACCCCGCTCGCGCCATAGTCGGCATTTGTGACCATCAGCTCGTCGAGCAGGCTCATCAAATCGTCGCCGGTGACGACCATATAGGCCGGCTCGGCGGGATCGTTATAGGCCTGCTTGAGCATCTTCGCCGATGCCTTGACCTTGGCGAGATTGAGCCCGGTCGCGACGCCGGCGCCGGACCCGACATCGACCGCCACGACATTGCCAGACGGGAAAGGCACCTGCACCGTGCCGTTCTTGCCGGACAGCATGGTGCCGAAGAAGCCGCCGATCACGGCATCGTCCTTGGCCCGGTTGATCGTCGCCGTGCCGGTCTGCATGTAGCCGGAATCGAGCTGGATCATCGCCTGCACTTGGTCGTTCTTGTCGGCCAGCTCGGCATAATAATCGAAGTCCGGCTTGCCGATCCACACGCGGTCGTGCGGCGTGTTCGCATATTGCGTGTCGCCGTGCCGGCCGTCGTTCGATCCCTTCATCGACTTGACCGCGCCGACAATATCCTCGAGCTGCCGAAGCTCGGCACCGGGACCGCCTTTCTCGTCGAGCAGGGGCCAGAGCAAAGATTTGTTCTGATTGAGCGATAGACGCATGTTGTTGTTGAAAGTGGTGACGAATGTCGTCGGGACTTGGCTGGACATGGAGCCCTCCCAAAAATGACGTTGAAGCCAGATTTGCGAAGGGCTTGGGGACTAAAGTCCGGCCGTTCTATCGTTTGGCGCCGGCCTTACACCGGCACCCGCCTGCGATCGGCGGGGGATTCCTCCCCGGGGACCAGGGCCGCTATGGGCTTGGCTGGCACTCCCTAAAATCCCGGGCCATTAGAGTCGCCCCGGTGCGACGAAGGTGGCAGAATATGCGCCCGGCCGCGCAATGCGTCAATGCGTCAATCGGGAGGGTCGGCAGACGCATGAAAGCGCCGTGGTCTGCCAGCACGGTGGAGTGGGTGCTCTTAGGAAACCCCGCTTCCCTGCCTCATTGTTCCAGTCCGTAAAGCGCGGCGCGCTCGGCACTGAGCAGGCCGAGCCATCCCTTGAACACGACCATGCCGCGCCACATCGCGACCCAATATTCCCGCCGGCACGCCGGGCAGGCCATGTCGATCGACATGCCGCCGCGCGGCCCGGGGATCATCGTCTCGCCGCACTCGAAACACGGCACCTCGGGATCGGGGATCATTGCGCCCTCACTCCATAACCGGCCTCGGCTGCGTCGGCGCTGCGGAGCAGGCCCTGCGCCATCAACCGCGCATCCTTGGGCGAAAGCGCGACATAGGCGCCATGCCTGATGCCGACGACGATCACCGTCACATAGACCTCGGCCTTTTCGGTGACGATATGGCCCGTTCTCAGGTCCGGCGCCTGTTCGCACGTCACCACGCCGTCGTCGATCGGCACGTCAAGATCGCCGAGAATCGGCGCACCACCCCTCGATCGGGTGATGTCAGGCATGTCCTCGAAACTGTCGTCAGCCACGGCCGGCCGCTTTGCTGATCTTCGTAAAAAATGTCGTTATCTCGGCATGCATGGCGCTGACCCGGTCCATGTCGTTGTCGGTCGGCTCCTCGCCTTCCTCCATCTGCACCATGAACCAGTTGAACAGCGCCATCGCGCCCGAATAGAAGGCCTTTTGCATCTCGAGATATTGCACCCCGTCCTGCCGCGCGAACGGAATCACCATCAGCGCAAAGCCGGTCCACATTTCCGCCATCGTCTCGCCGGCGTCGAACTTCGAGCTGGCGCTCGCCCTGTGTTTGTCCTTGGGCATCAGCAGTCGCCGCCGCTTTCCACCATTCCACGAATCCGCCGATTGATACGCGCCTCGGGGTCGCCGAGCAGGGGCAACGCCTGCTCGAACGTGTCGCCGATCCGTTTAAGGCTCATCGCGATCGACAAGAGCAGACAGCTATCAATCTCGTCGCGCTCGACGCGCCCGTACTGCTGGATCATCAGGCTCGGCTCGATCCTTCCCTCGGAGAGCAACCTGAACAATTCCTCTTTGTCGATCGCCATCATACCCTGCCTTCCTGATCGGAATACCGCCCCTCGAATCGCGCGATCAGCTCCTTCATCATCGTGATGATGTCGGCGCGCTCGCCGTTGCTGATGTAGTTGACGCGGCCGCCGGCGATGTCGCCGAAATTTGCACTCAGCAGCACGAAGGCGACCTTGCGGTCATGTCCATGCACCTCGCCGTTGAATGCCCGATCGAGCACATCGGCGAGAGCGTTCATCATCATGCGATGTTGCGCTTGGATCGGGCCGTGTTCCGCGTCCGCAGCCATATTAACCCCTATATGGCCCGAGCACGATCGGCTCGCCGGTGACGCGGGCGGCCAGCCGCGCGTGATGCATCAGCGCCGACGCCAGCCCGGCCGCGTCCTGCGGCCGCAGGCCCAGCCATGCCACCGGCTTGCCGAATTCCAGCCGGACGAGCCCGTCATCGGTCGCGCTCACCATGAAGCGCAGCTCGCCCTCATCGGTCGGATCGACCTTGCCATCGGGGAACTCGCCCGTCGCGCCGAGCTTATCGCCGCCCATCATTTGCTCCATTGTCGCAATCTGCGGACGAATCGCTTACAACATCCCGAACTTTTGCGCCACTGCCACCAGCGCGACGAGCAGGACCGCGACGATTGCAATCTGCTTGAGCGGCGACTGCAACGGCAGCAGGCTAATCAGCCACACCGCGATTCCGACGATCACCAGCACGACGATGAGGAATATAAGCACGTCCATATCAACCTCCTGCCTTGTGGGCATACCCGCGCCTGGGTCGGATCGCGGCCTCCTGCTCGCGCAGCGTCTGCGCAGCGACCGTGATTTCCATTTCCGCATTGCTGAAGCCGAGCGGCCCGATCCGCGCCGCCACGGCGAGGATTTCGGCGATCGCATTGGAAAGCCGTTGCGCGCCCCACACCAAGGCATCGTGCCGCTCCTTCGCGGCCAGCTCGTCGGCGCTCGTCGTGGCGCCGGAATAGCGTTCCTCGACCGCCGCCGGCGCCTCGCCGTCCCGCTCGCCGAGCCGAAAACGCCGCATTTCCCACGCGATTTCTTCGGCCTCGCTGCACTGGATCAGCTCGAGCCGCAGGCTTTCGCGATCGAGCGCCGGGTTCTCCCGCGCCGCCCTGCGCCGCCGCTCGGCCCAATCGAGCACAAGCAGCTCCGCGAGCGGGTCGCGGCCCCACAGCCGGAACATCGGTTCATCAGGCGCGGCCTTGGCCTCGGCGAGCTGATCGAACGCGCCAGGCGCGGTCTTGGTGTTGACTCCCACGTCAGCCCTGCCCGCCGGCGGCGCCGGCCGCGGCGGCGGCCGCTTCCTGCCGTTCCTTGCGCTCGACATCGGCCGCCACGGCAGCATTGAGCCGGGTCCAGCGCGCGGTCGCATCCGGGTCCTTCGCGCGCAGCTTCTCGCCGAAGTCCTTGTCGCCAATGAGCTTGTCGATTTCGGCCTGCGCCTCGGCGCCGGTGACGCCGAACCGCCGCGAGCCGCCACCGCCGATCAGCGCATCCTCGGACATGCCGGCGCCCAGCCGCGCGAGCAGCTCGAGCGTCTTGCGCGAGCCCGGCTTGCCCTCGATCAGTGCAAACCCGCGCTGCATGCCGGCCACGTCCACCGCCGTAAGGCCGAGCGCCTGCATCGCACGGTTGACATCGGCAAGGTGCGAGGCGCGCTGGTCGCCCCAGCTCGTCAGCAGCGCGTCGGCATCCTGATCTTCGGCGACCTTCATCGCCTCGAGCTGATCGGCCTGCCAGGCGATGAACCCTTCCGCCAGCGACTTGAAAGCCGGTGCCGGCACGCCCGATTCATGCGCGATCTTGCGCATCGGCTCGGCGAAGCTGGCGTCGACTTCCTCGCCCTCGGGCGCGGCGAATTCGTATTTGTCGGGCGCGTCGGGCACGCCGATCGCCGATCGGAACGCCGCAACTTCCTCCGGCGTCGCCTTCTCGTCCGGCACCGCGAATTTGCCGCCGTTGCGCAGTTGCTTCTCGGCTTCGCGGTAGCTTTTGACCACATCGTCGGCGGTCTTGTAGCCCTTCGATTTCAGCCAGTCGCGATTGCTGGGATTGTCGGCACCGCCGCCCTCGGCCGAAAAGCCCTGCAGCCACTCGGGATCGGCGCCGTCGCCCGCGCCGGCATCGCCGCCGCCCGCGCCGGCATCGCCCGCACCGCCGGCGCCGGCATCGCCGCCTTGCCCGGCCAGCGCCGCCGCCGCACCACCGGCCGCGGCCGGATCGCCGCCGCCTGCGCCTGCTTCGCCTTCACCTTCGATCGAACACAACGACTTCGGGGTCCATTCATTCATCCAGTCCATCTTCCAGCTCCACCAGCTTTTGCACGCGCGCCTCGTCCAGATTCAAATGCTGCGCGATCCGCAGCCATGCCTCGCGCCGGCCCGCCAGGCGCGCGGCGGCATGGGGGTCCGGCGAGAATGTCGATCGGTTGGCGCGGCAGAAGTCGCGCAGGTCGGCGAGCACGATTTCGTGGTCGCGCGTCATATTGTCGGGCTCGAAAACGCGCTTGTACGATCGCGCCCGCAGCACCGCCATGCGGCGCAGGATATTGTCGGCGATCCGCCGCGCCCGCGCGAGTGGGTCCATCGCCATCGTGTTCATGTGCGCGCGGCCTCCAATCCCTCGGGAGTGATGCCCAAATGTCCCGGCGACGGCGACCGGGCGATCCATCCCGCGCAGGCGAGCCGCAGCCATGTCGCCGGCATCTGCTTGTTCGTCTCGCCGTTGATCGCGACCATCCGGCC